AAAAGAAAAAGACAGGTGAAAAAGAAAGGAATAGAGAAAGGAAAAAAAGTGAAAGGAAAATAAAAAAAGAAAGGAAACCGCAAAGGAAAAAGAAAGATCCGAGTTAGGAAAGTTAGTTTTTGATTTAAAAACTAACTATTGCTGAATCCCTTGGGACAGTAGGGCTGAACCATCAAGAAACCACAAAAAAGTTAGGTAAGTTAGGTAAATGAGGATTCCAAGTCCAATATTATATGTCTCTCCTGCTAAATGTACTATTTATATCATTCCATATAGGTATTATGTAATAACACATAATATTTCTACTGACATTACCTAACTTACCTAACTTACCTAACTTTCTGTGGTTGAACCCTTGGTATCACTGACTTTCTAAGAGTTAGAAAACTAACTTTGTGGAAATCAAAAACTAACTTACCTAACTTTCGACCAAAAAAAAAAGAAATGACAGAATTTTGTCATTTCTCTAATAGTTAGGTGAGTTAGGTAAGAGTTAGTTTTTGAATTCAAAATCTAACTATTTTCAAAGTCTCTTTTCCCTTGTTTTTTAAGGGGGGTCTTTCTTTCTTTTGTGGGTTCCCTTTTGGGATGTTTTTTATCGCACTCTTTTTAAGCTACCGCAATAACAACTGCTTTCACTGAAAGAAAAGCCAAAAACATATTCTTTGTTACCTGTACCCACTTCCACAATGAAACCTTTTTCAATCAATTGGTTTTTTATTTTTAGCCTTTTTTCTGATCCCATTCCATTTTCTTCGCACCAATCCTGATAAGCCGCATAAAATTGTTTCATTGTTTCTCTGCCTTCTCTGTTGCCTTCTTGGGTTATAAATTGCTGAAGTTTATCATTCGCATACATGTAATCCTCCAAGGCAGTTTGTGCGGCTTGGGACACCGTGAACCGATATCCGTTCCCTTCTAACTTATGAATGGCTTTGATCACTAAATTGAGTAGCCCTGAAAGTTCTTCAGGTGACGATAATTTTTTATCCAATTCAGTTCTTGAAATCCGTTTTTCTTCAGGTACTTTTTTGTTGAATGGTAAAATGAACATCCTTCTGAACCATCCATCCGTTTTATCTGTGGTCATTGGCAGTTCATTGGCTGAAAACATCAATTTTGCGAAACTTTTAAAGGTGAAACCGTCAATCCCTTTGAACTGGGCATAAACAAAATCCCCACCCGTTAAGGATTTTATAATTCCTGTATTTTTAATGATTCGATTATCAATATCTCCACAGATATTTGAAAGTTTGCCATACAGATGCGCCCTAGAAAATTGATCTTTTTCTAAATCATTCAGGCTCATATTCGATATATTTAAAACTCCTATGAGGTTTATGATGATATTGATCAAAACCCCTTTACCGTTCCCACCTAAACCGTACAAAAACACCATTCTATCTGTATCTGAATGAGGAAGCATCATATGTGCGATCCATTCAATTAAAAATTCCACACTATCTGCATCTAAAACATCATGTAAAAATTCCAAGATTGCAGGACATTCTGCTTCGGGATCATATTCAACTGGATGCTGAATCGTCCACAGGTATTCTTTTGAATGGGGTTGAAATGATCCATCTGCAATATTATAAATGCCGTTTTTCAGGTTCAAAATTTTATGTTTTGAATTAAACTTTGATAAAGGGATCGCTTCATGTTCATGTACGATTAAATCCAAGATTTCATCTTTTCTATTTTTTGTCGCTTCTTCTTTGATCCTGCTTTGAATGATATGTTTTATATCCCCATTAAGAGAACGCTTATAGACACCATTTTCATATCTCAAAATTCCTATATCACTTCTGAAAATAGGCATGTCATCCAAGATTTGATTTTTCACAAGATGGATATTAAATTTTAACTGTCCCTGCTTATTGTAAATGTAATAATCAGCAGGATGATTGACCACAGAAGTTTTCCCTTCTTGTGGTTGCATGGCTTGTCCTTCTTGCGTTGGTGTCTTTGCCATAATCTTTAAAGCTTGATCCGCTGTTCTTTTCGGATAGGTTTCATGCTTCAATGGGGGCTTTCTGTATAGCCCTGATTTTTTGAATAACCGTACAATCTGATTTGCATCTTTAGTAAATTTGGCAAAATCGCAACATAATGCGAAATCCCCTTTTGATTGGTCAAATCTCGAATCTGTTTTGTAATCGGAATAATCCCCACTGAATAAGGTTTTAGTCAAATTATTCTGCAATGCCCTTTCTAAAACTTCATCATCTGTCAATGTATTTTCACTTACGATAATTTCATTTTCAGGATCATCGTTTTCGGGTTTTGTGAAATATTTATTTGCAATCATATCAATTAGCCCTTGTTGCTCATACACGTTCGAGTGAGAAAGCATCGGATCTTTTTTGTGAAAAACATCGCCTGTCACGGTCACAAAGGTATTTGCTTCATCTCCAAAAAATTCAACACCATTTTTCTTTGTCTTACACCATTCAGGTTTTTGTCCTATTATCCATATGTGCAATCCTGATCCACTTGGACTTATTTCCGTGTAAGAATGCAAAGTAAGATCATATTTTTCAGCAGGAATATTATTTATATCCTCAAAATCATCTAAATCAGCGCACACAAGATGATCACTTCGATTAAATATAATGCCGACCCCATCGAATTTCCCTGTCTCATAAGCTTCTTTGACTTGCTCAAAAGTTGACCATGATTCAGGTTCCTTCCATTTTGCAAAAGGTTTCCCGTTTAGATAACATGGAACTTTCCCCATTCTTTCAGGGTTTTCTTCTGTGGGCTGATGTATTGCCTTCCACACCATCCATTTAGGATGTTTTTTTAATTCTTCAGGGATTGCATCAAAATTCGGTTTTTTGATTTCTTGTTCTTTAAATAACGTCATAACGCAAAAATCTCCTTTTATGTTTTTGTTGGTCCCACAAGAAAAAGGAAAGAACAAAATATAAAGGAGTTAAATATCTATACAATAAGGCTTATTATCGTTACAAGAAGGAATTTGCACTGGCTGAACACAAATTTCCGTGTACAAAAACGCATAAATGCGGTATGATAATGGCATATTGAAAAGATTGATCCTATATACATTTGTTCATAGTTCCGTGGAAAGAGTTAAGACAAAAAAATAGGATTGATAGCACTTGTGCTATCGGGAACCCTCACAGTATCGAGCTGTGGGGGTCTTTCCTTTTTATCGCTTATCTTATTGTAAAGCATTATCACCAAAAACTGTACTTAATATTAAAACTAATGTATAGAACAATCATTATTATGTAATAATGATTCTAATTGAAAAGATTAATCCTTTACTTCGTAGGGAAGAAAAGGCATTAAGGAACCCCACTGGACGGCATCTAGTGGGGCTTTTATTTGTTTATATGGCTGAAACATGTAATAATAATAATTGTCATAATACAAAAAATCCTTTAAAACTCACTGGTGGTCACCCTGTGGGTTTTTTTATATGTCGTTTTGACCCCACAGGATGCTCCCTGTCGGGTTTTGTATCGTTTATAAGGGGTAACATTGATTTGTAGTCAAAGAAGACAAAACTTCGATCCTATGAACCCACAGGAAGAAAGAAGAAACAATTTGATTACATGATTCAATGAATGTTTCTGTCTGTCGCATTTTTTTATCTGTGTAATGCAAAAAAGCAAGGGATGATGAACCCTTGCTTTTTGTTTTTGCCTTATATAATTGTCGGTCGTAAATATGATACTAACTTTGGATTGGTCAAAGCGAAATCGCTGTTAATCCTAGCACGAATTTTCACACTTCCTCGATTAAAAGCGTCTCCACTTTTATCAATATCCATCTGTAAACCACCTTGTGACAGGATTCCCCACGCAATTGCACGTAGATCAAAAGCGACTGCAGAACCTTCAGGCATTGCACCTGCGACATCATACATTGTCAGGTTCTCCATAAATTTCGGAGGTTGAATAAATTGGTTAGTTGTATCAGTCATCAATTCGAGGTTCATTGAATCATTGGAATTGATCACAACCCCGTTAGGAACCCCATTAGCGTTTCTAATGGCTCTAATCCCTGCCCCTATAGTGGCATAATCAATTGTATCAGCATCCACTGTATTGATGGCAGGATCGTTGAGCACACCTTCAAAACCTAAACCTGAGACATCTCCATGTAACATGAAGTTTTGGATTGATGCTGCCATTGAAGATGCCATAATATTTGTAACAGCCGCACCAATATCAATGCCTGACGATTCCAATAATTCTAAACTTATTGAAGTCATAGCATAGAGCGGTTTTGCTTCGAGTCTGACTTGATCGAAAATTGGCGCACTTTCTACAATCAACTCATTTTCAGCTTTAAAATTAGCTTCAATGTCTCCGATTACCTTCGGAATTACAAGGGCTTTTGATGTCATTGGGTAAATGGTTGCGTTAGACAGGAAATTCTGATCTCGAAGCATATCAATGAAGTTTTCGAATACCTCGGTAGGGACAAGTATCCCTGATCCTGTTGTACTCATTGCTTCTCGTACTTCCTTGTTTCTAGGTTTCCCCGTTACATAACCAACGACAAGATCGCCAATTGTAACATCTGTATTGTGCTGTCCTACACGTTCTTTTCCACTGAAGCCCCTGATTTCCACAGGATTGTCACTTCTCCGTTTTGTGTCTTTTAATTGTTGGCTTGTGATTGTTTTCTTACTTGCTTCAATTCTTGCGTCACGTTCTTCTATCCGTTTTTCTAGGTCTTCTTTATCCGTATTATGTTCTGCAAGGGATTCATCCAATTCTCGCACTTTCTTTTCAAGGCTTTCAAATTCAGTTTCTTCTTTTTCAGAAAATGATCGATTTTCTTTCTTTGCAAGATCCAAAATAGATTCCATTTTGTTTAAAAATATTTCACGATCTTGAGCCTTTTTTAGTAATTTTGCGTCCAATATTTGCTTCAATACCATTTATAAAACTCCCTTTAGTTTTAGTATTTTTAACTGATTTTCGTACAATGAGAAGTCAATCTTATCTGTCGTTTGGATTTCAAAATCTGTATATCGTCTTTCAAGAATGTCATCGTTTCTTATTTCAATACTTGTGGCTGAATATGCGGGACGGACTGAAAGCAGAGAGATTTCTAATAATTCTAAATCTTCGATGTAACGTCTTTCGATGTTATCATTACCTGTCTGAAAGTTCTGATTAATAGGGATGAACCCAAACGACCAACCGGAAAATCCTTGCTTTTTTGCACGTTCAATAATGGCAGGATCGCTGATTGAACTTTCTGCACGTAATCCAATGTTATCTTCATACAGTTTCAGGTTTCCTTCAGCTGTTGAAGCAAGCCTTTTACTGTCATCATGGTTGTACAGCATCAAAACATCTTTACTACGTTGTAAAGCTTTCCTGAATGCTCCTGCCTTGATGATTTCCTTGAACTTACCTTTTGCTGAAGGAATGAACTCACTTTCCCTTTCAACCGCATTCACATAACCACTGATAAAGATAGAACCATCGTTCCTGAATTCCACTTGCAATTATGTACCTCCTTTCTATTTTGGATTTTATATATATAGGACTGCTATTATCGGTAATAGTCTTTTTGCGAGGATTCGCATTATTATTGTTCCCCAAAATGAAAGATAATCTGCCTGAAATCATGCTATCAAACATAAAAAAAACCCACAGGGGGGGCTGTGAGCCTTTCTTTCATTCATGCATTCAATATTCATCTGCATACATCACAGTGGTAAAAGAACGATTTTGATCCGTGATAATAAAAACCTGCTTACCGATTGAATTAGTGTATTCGCTCAAAATTCTATCATCATTAACAATAGCTGTTTTGTTGGCTATAATTTCGTCAGGGTCCATCCCTTCCCAGTCACAAAAAGCATGTTTTCTGATTAATTCGGCAACTTCCACGGGTTGCATCTCTTTCACAATAGCCTTTGTTTTTACAATCTGACCTAGATCGAAAAATTGTGTTGAATACCTGATTTTGATCGCTTCCCTTCTTGGTTCCAGTATGTACATTTCACAAAATAAATACCCTTGCAGGTTGAAGTCCGCAAGGGTGATCGAAGGGTTTATTAATGTGAACTGAAAATCCAAAAAGCAAAAATCAAATCGAACTGAAACAAAGAAGGAAAAGTGTATGTGGAACACTGACCCGTATGCAGTCTTATTATAGGCTTGTGAACCTACTTTAATACTGGTATCACGGCTTCATGATTCCCTTCGTATTGCCCCATTGCTCCACTAGATCGAGATATTCACGTTCAATATCACATACAGCAGCTATGAAAGAAAAAACATTTTCGGGAATATTATTCTTTTGCCGTTGTTCCTCAATGTACTTTTCTGTTTCAATAACGTGCGCAAGGTTCGCCACCTTCTGCATTTTTGCTTCAGCTCCTTTGAAAGAATCAATTTAGTATATGATTCCCTTTTCAAAACCTTTGAGAACCCACAGAAAAAAGAAAAAGCACCCCAAGGCATAGGGTGCTTTTACAATCACAATCAAGCAAAAAGCAAAAAGGATAAAGGATGAATGAAACATTGCGAAACATTGATTCAGGCATCATCCGTTTCAGTATGTGGATTTAACAGCTTTTTCATAACCTTATTGACGGTACCTTGCAATTCATCATTCATTTGGAAACTGAAATAGTTGCCTTTTAAATCATCGGCAAATTCTTCATCCAAGACATACGCATATAGCTGACTAACTTCAATCTTTTTTATTTCAACCTCAAAATTTTCCTTCAAAATATGGAGTGTACATACACCCTCTTTTAACTCTTTAAGCGTGATGATCATTGGTTTTCACCTCTGAAAAATTTTTCAGTAAAATCGCTCTTGGTCGGAAACGGTTCCCCTGTCGCCGTCTTCCCCTCGACCCTAATTGTCAGAAAATTAAGGGGGGGACTTTAGTCCTATACGTTTTGAATTAAATTGCGTTAAGGTCTTTCATAATCTTTCTTGTCACTTCAATATTTTTAATCCCACTTGCTAGGTCGTACCATCCTACCAATTCAAGACGTTTTTCTTTACTATGTACCTTACTGAATTCACGTATCATCTTTTCAATTACTTCTATTTGCTTCTTTGTTGGTTCCATTTCCTTTTCCCTCATTCCACAGTATCTTTCAATTCAATCCCACAGTAAGGGCAATACTTCAAATGCTCTATATGGACACCCCTGTCCTCATCTTTCATATATGTAAAGATGCTGACATCATGCAACCATACTCCAATTCCTTTATTTATCATTTGCTTTTCTGTAAGCCCATCGCATACATGCATATAACTTTCTTGCGTTCTCTTATCCTTGATCCACATGTTTTTTCCCCTTTACTTTTTCGTAATAATATCGTTTCGATCGTTCGTTAACCCGTTCTCTATTTTCTCGATTATATTGTCTAGATCGTTCGTTAACCACTTCTTTATTTTCTTGATTATATTGTCTAGATCGTTCGTTAAGCAGTTCTCTATTTTCTTGACGATATTGTTTTGCATATTGTTTATGGCACTCTTTACATTTAGAATCTATTCCATTTTTTCCACTCTTTTTTTTAGGAAACCCCTCAAGCAATTTCCATTCTTCACATTTTGTACATACTTTTCCTTTTTGTATTTGCTCCATTAATTCACCTTCATTTATCGTATTTCTCCAACATATTTAAAACAGCTAATTCAGCAAGGTCCTGCAGGGGTAGCCTTCTTAATTGTGAAAACTTCTTCAATCGTTCTGTCGTTTCCACACTCATAGTAAATGAGGATCGAATAGATTCAGCATCAACAGATACTTTCTCTAAGTCCTTGTATATCTGATAATCCTGAAGCACCTTGATAGTATTTTCATGATTCTTTGCAACTTGTTTAAGAACCTTTATTTCCTCTTCTGAAAAATCTGAATTATTTGTATTATTATTTTGTTCGTCCGTGTTCATCTTTTGTCCTCCTTGATTTTTGAATTTTTTTAAATTGTTTCTTAATGCACTTTCACTCCATCCCCGAATCTCTGCAATCCTCTTTTGTGTGTGTATTCTTTTATTTCCTAATTCCTTTTGTTCATCTGCATACTCTACCAGCCGTTTCAAACTCATGTTTTTTATTTCCTGATCCGTCATGTTCATCCCTTCCCTTAATTGTTCTTTTTTATACGTCTTGTTTTTTCACGTCCATATACAAGATCACGCCTATTGATAGGCTTTGTTGCTATATGAACATTATAGCACACATTTGCACATACGCGTACATTTATTTTAGTTTGTAGCAAAAAGAAAAGAAAAGAGAACCCACAAGAAAGTGAAAAGAGAAAAGGAAAAGAAATAAAAAGACATCCCACAAAAGGATGAAAAGAGAAAGGAAAAGAATAAAAAGAAAAAAGAAAAAGACAGGTGAAAAAGAAAGGAATAGAGAAAGGAAAAAAAGTGAAAGGAAAATAAAAAAAGAAAGGAAACCGCAAAGGAAAAAGAAAGATC